AAGTCACAGTAAATAGTTCTGATAGCAATTATTATAAAGATGGTGCAAGTTTAATCACAGTTGAGCCACATTTTGGTTCTGATAGCCAAACAGCTTCAAGTCTTTTATCTACGTTATCATCATGGACAAGCAATCATAGATTAAGAGGTATTTCATATTTAGCTTTACGTTTTGAATGGAACTCAGACGCATTTGGTTCTATTCCTACAGTTAATGCCATAGTTAAAGGTAAAAAAGTTTATAATCCAAATTTAGATAGTACAAAAACTGGTGGTTCTGGTTCGCATAGAGAAGATACAAGTTCTACTTGGGAATATTCTGATAATCCAGTTTATCAATTACTAGATTATTTAAGAAACGATAGATATGGAATGGGAATAGCTAATAGTTATTTTGATTCTAATTATGCTGATTGGCAAACTGCTGGGGATATTTGTGATGCTGATATAACGCCTTATACTGGTGCTAGTGCGATTGATTTAATTGATAGTCATGCAGTTATAGATACTTCACAAAAAGTTATAGATAATGTTAAAAAGTTCTTAACAGGTTCAAGAGCATTTTTAAATTATTCTGCTGGTGAATATAAAATTACAGTAGAGAGTTCTGGAAGTGCTTCAATAAGTTTAACCGAAGACAATATTATTGGCGGCATAGGTGTATCTTCAAAAAATAAAAACGAAAGATTTAATAGAGTTATCGTTACTTTTATAAATCCAGATAAAAATTACCAAGTAGATGAAGCACAGTTTCCGCCTGTAGATGAAACAGGATTAGCTTCAGCAGATCAACACGCAACTATGAAAACAGCAGATGGTGGTATTTTATTAGAAGGTCGTTTTGATATGCCAACAATAACAAGTCCATATCAAGCTCAAGAAATGGCTGAAATAATTTTGCGTAGGTCTAGATCAAGTTTAGATGTTACACTGACATCAGATGCAACCGCTATGGATTTAGTCGTAGGCGATATTGTAAACATCACTCACGCTACTCCAAGCTTTAGCGCTAAACCTTTTAGAGTTTTATCAACTACTATTAATCCAGATAGTTCGGTTTCCTTACAACTTACAGAACATCAAGATAGTTATTATACTTTTGGAACACAACAAGAAGTTGCCACAATTCCAGATACAACATTACCTAATCCTTTTACAGTTCAACCTCCAGCGTCAATTACATTGACAGATGAATTAATAGAATATTCAGAGGGAACAGTAATAACAAGATTAAATATTTCAATTGGTGCAAGTACAGATCAATTTGTTCAATATTATATTGTTGAAGCTAAATTAAGTACCGAATCTGATTTTAAAATTATTGGACAAGGTACTGAACTTAATTATGAATTATTAAACGTTATTGATGATGCTACTTACAATGTAAGAGCAAGAGCAATAAATAGTTTGGGTGCTTCTTCATCAACCATAACAGAAAATAGAAAAATTGTTGGTGCAACAGAACCACCAAGTGACGTACAGAACTTTTCTGTCAATATGCTTGGCAGTTCTCAAATGCAATTAAACTGGGATGCTAATACTGATCTAGATATTTCTTTTTATGAAATACGTTATCAAAACGTAACTTCAAATGCCCAATGGAATAAATCAGTTAACTGGTTACAAGTTCCAAGAACATCTGGAACAAGTATTACAACAAACGTTAGAGATGGTGCATTTTGTATTAAGGCAGTTGATAAATTAGGAAACGAATCAAACAATGAAACAATTATCTATTCTAATATAGCCTCAGCAACAAGTAACTTCAAAGATATACAAACACTCACAGAAGACATTACTGCTGGAACATTTGACGGTGATACAGCATTGACGGATAGTTCTGGTGTTAATTCTATTGTTTTAGATACTGTAAATAATTTTGATGATGTTACTGGAAACTTTGATGATGCTAGTGGAGACTTTGATTTAGGTGGTGCTGACGATAATATAGATAATGAAGGATTTTATACGCTTGCACAAACTCTTACATTAGCTGGCATTTACGATACTTCTTTTATTAAAAATATTACAATAGATCAAATTGAAGACCCTTACGATTTATTTGATGATGGTAGAGGAGCGGCTTTATTTGATGATGCACCAGCACCTTTTGATGGTAATGACCCAACAAATGCAACAGCACAATTACAAATAGCCACTTCTACAACATCATTAGATGATGCCACAAGTTTTCAGCCAATGAATACATCAACAACATTTAAGGGTAGATACTTTAAATTTAGATTACGATTAGCTAATGCTAATAATAAAACAAGAGCATTTGTATCTGGTATTTCAATAGATGTTAAAATGCAAAAAAGACAAGAAACAGGTGAAGATGTAGCAAGCGGAACAGGTACAAAATCTATAACGTATGGAAGTTCATTTTTTGCTATTCCAAGTATAGGTATTGCCGCTCAAAATATGGCTACAGGAGATTTCTTTTCTATATCTAATAAATCAGTTGACGGATTTGATATAGTCTTTAAAAACAGTAGTGATACTATAATTAACAGAACTTTTGACTATGTTGCAACAGGACATGGCTTGAAAAGTTCTTCATAAATGTTTATAGGATAGATATGAGTCAAGTTTCAGATGTAAGTTTAGCGAATCAAGGTTTTAGTGCATTTCGTACAGAATTAAACAATATTTTAGGTGCATTAAACTCAATGCATAGCGGTACATCAAGACCAGCTTCTGCAACTACTGGAACTATGTGGTTAGATACAACTAATTCTGGCTCAAATTCTTTAGAAATAAAATTTTTTGATGGCTCAGATGATATTTCTGTTGCTACAATAGATACATCAGCAAATACAATAAATTTTTTAGATAGTGTTGTTACAGGAGTAAATATTGTAACTGATACTTCTCCACAGTTAGGTGGCGATCTTGATACAAATAGTTTTAATATACAAATAGATGATGCTCATGGTTTATTTGATGAAAACAACAATGAACAGTTAATATTTCAAACAACTGCTAGTGCTGTAAATTATGCTGAATTAACAAATGCGGCTACAGGAAATAATGTTGGTTTATCGGTAACAGGAAGTGACACAAATGTTGGTTTAGATGTTTCTACAAAAGGAAATGGAAAAATAAAATTTAATGATCTTGCGTATTTTCCAGAAGTAGCAATAACATCATCATCAAACGCTGTTGCTTGGGATAGTCAAGCGGCACCAAACGCAAAACATACAACAACAGAAAACACTACATTTTCCGCTCCAAGTAATGCTACAACAGGTTCATTCATAGCATTAAATATTCAATATGGTGGTTCTCATACGATTGCTTGGAATACTGTTTTTGAGTTTGCGGCAAGTACCGCACCAACAGCAACATCAACAAGTGGTAAATCAGATCAATTAGTTTTTAGATACAACGGAACTGTTTGGCAAGAGGTCGGCAGATCATTAAATATGTCAGCAACGTAGGGATAAAATGTTTGCATTAGTAGAAAGTGGTTCAGTAACAAAGTTTTTTAAAGGGAACAAAGGTGTAACTATTGGCGATATACAATATCCAAAACAAATATTTCAATCATGGTCCAATAGTGAACTACAAGCGATAGGTATTTATCCTGTTAGAATAGATACAACTAATAAAAAAGATGAAGCATGGTATATCAATACTAATATTACTTATGCTGTTGATGGAGATGAAGTTGTTGGTTCTTATGGTACAGCTACAGCTAAAGAAATAGAAGATAGAAACGCAACAGATGAAGATGGCGTAGAGTTAGACCCAGTTGTTGTTATTAAAGGATTAAAAACAATTAAAAAAGAAATGATAGATCAACAATGTGCTGGTATTTTAGCACCAAGTGATTGGCGAGTTATTAAAGCAAAAGAAACATCAACAACAATGGATAGTGGGTGGAAAACATGGCGAGCTAGTGTCAGAACAAAATGTAATTCTATGCAAGATCAAATAGATGGTGCAACAAACGTAGATGAACTCAAAGCATTGTTTGAATACACCGAACAAGATGATGGTAGTATTACAAGACCACTAGGCGAGTTTCCAGAAAAGTAATGCCTTTTCCTATATTAGGTTCTAATTCTGCGGTAGCTGAATTTGCCATAGATAATTCACTTAGGTTTGATAATAATGCAAATTATTTGTTCGCTGATAGATTTGGTTCACCAACAAATGCCGATAAGTACACACTTTCATTTTGGATTAAAAGATGTTCAAATGGAGCAGGTGACGAGTTATTTAGTTATAATTATGGAAGTGATAGTAGTAATATAGGAGTTATACTTAGTTTAAGAACTGATGATACATTAAGATTTAACGGGTATGCACCTGGCAGTGACCATTTTGATGTAAGAACAAATAGGTTATTTCGTGACCCCTCTGCTTGGTATCATTTAGTTTTTGCATACGACAGCACACAATCAACAGCTTCAAATAGACAAAAAATATATGTTAATGGAGCAGAAGAAACTTCTCTTGCCGCATCTTCATATACTAGTCAAAATTTTGATGGATTTTTAGCAACAACTCCTAACAATAACAAAGGATTTATAATAGGTTCTAGGTATAATAGTTCTGGGGGTATAGATAGTGCTAGCTACACCGATGGGTATATGGCTGATGTTTATTTTACTGATGGTTATGCCTATGCCGCTAGTGATTTTGGTGAAACAAATGATAATGGAGTTTGGGTTCCTAAAAAAGCCGATGTTACCTTTGGCACTAATGGTTATCATTTAGAATTTAAACAAACAGGAACAAGTGCTAATGCAAGTGGTATAGGTGCAGATACAAGTGGTAATGATAATCATTTTTCAGTAGGTAATATTACCTCTATAGATGTTACAACAGATACACCGACAAATAATTTTTGTACGTTAAATCCTTTAGCAGTAAGTAGATTGAATAATGATGGTGTTTATTCTGAGGGTAATACTAAAATAACTAGTACCTCTACTGATAATGATAGATTTTATTCCGTTGCTACAATGGGAGTGACAAGTGGTAAATGGTATTGGGAAATTAAAGTTCCAACAGCTTCAAGAGTTGAAACAGGAGTTGGTATATTAACTGAAATTATGGGAACTAGTCAACACTACAATAATGAAACTAATCCTAATATAATAAGTGTAAATGCAGGCGGAAATATTTATGGGAAAGGTGGAGCAGATTATGATGACCATCAAAATTGGGCGGCAGATTTAAGTGATAATGATATTATTATGTGGGCATTAGATATGGATAATTATGAATTGTGGTATGGAATTAATGGAACTTGGCAAGATAGTGGAGACCCAACTAGTGGTGCAACAGGCACAGGTGGTATTATTAATGAAACTAGCAATGCTTATAGGACAAAATTAAATCATGGTGATTTTATCCACCCTTGGGTTAGTGATTTATCTACAAGTGGTCAAACAGCTTATGAATTAAATTTCGGCAACGCACCTTTCTCTATATCAAGCGGTAATTCAGACGCTAACGGATATGGAAACTTTGAATACGCAGTACCTAGTGGATTTTATGCACTATGCACTAAAAACTTAGCGGTGTACGGATAATGGCTTATACAACAATAAACGACCCATCAGCATATTTTCAGACAACTATTTATACAGGTAATGGTGGTTCACAAGATATAATTAATGGTGGTAATTCAGATTTACAACCAGATTTTTTATGGATAAAACAAAGAAGTGGTGCGCCAAATGTTTCAAGTCATGTTGTAAAAGATTCATCAAGAGGTGTAACAAAAGAAATATTTCCTAATGCTACAAATAGTGAAGGTACATCTAGTTTAATTGATGCTTTTTTAAGTGATGGTTTTTCAATTAATAATACTGCTAATGAACATTATAATTCTAGTGGTGCTTTGTATGTTTCATGGCAATGGAAAGCTAATGGTGGAACAAGAACAACCAATACTGAAAGTGGAAATAATCCCGCAGGTGGTTATCAAGCAAATACTACAGCAGGATTTTCTATTGTAGATTATGTTGGAACAGGAGCAACTGGAACTATGGCACATGGATTAGGTGCTGTACCTCAAGTAATTATTATTAAAGATAGGTCAGAAGCCGCCGCATGGATTGTATATCACCATGTAAATGGAAATGGAAAACTTTTAAAACTAAATACAACTGATGCAGTAGCTACTGAATCTACAGTTTTTAATGATACAACACCAACATCAAGTGTTTTTACTATTGGTAGTGCTAATAATACAAATAAAAATGATAATAATTTTATAGCATATTGTTTTACACCAATTCAAGGCTACAGTAAATTTGGTAGCTACACGGGTAATGGTAGTGCAGATGGGCCATTTGTTTATACTGGATTTAAACCTGCTTGGGTTATGACAAAAAGAACTGACACTACTAGTAACTGGTATATTTATGATTCAACTAGAAACGGGTCAAGTGGGCCAGACTCAAACCAAGTACATAAAATATTATATGCTAATGATGTTTCTGCTGAAATAGATAATAATACTAGAGGTATTGATATGACTTCAAATGGTTTTAAAATTAGAAATACACTAGGAAATACTAATGCTAGTGGAGGTTCTTATATTTATATGTGTTTTGCAAGTCATCCTTTTGTATCATCAGAGGGCGTTCCCGTCACGGCAAGATGAAAAATGTTTTATTCCTTGTTTTTTTTACTGTTCTAGTAATATTTAATTATTCCATCCAAGCAGAAACTAACACTGTTAGCTCAACCGTAATTCAATCAACGCCAAGTACAGCTAACGCTCCAAGCGTAGTTGTAAATAATTCTGATGTTTGTAAGAGTGCCGCTAGTGCTAGTATTCAAAATAATGTTCTTGGCTTGGCAACTGGTGTTACAATAAGAGATGAGAACTGTGAAAGAATAAAATTATCAAGGCAACTATATGCTATGGGTATGAAAGTTGCGGCTGTAAGTTTATTAACTCAAGATTACAGAGTGTTTGATGCTATGTGGAGTGCTGGAACATACCCACCTATAAATGGTAAAATAGGCATAGAAGCAAAAGAAGAATGGATATTAAATAAACATTTAATCCCAGAAGGAAGTTTTTTATTAGATGAAAAAGAAATAGCAAAACAAACAGAACAATCTAAAAGAGACCTAAATGATTTTGAAAAATTTGTTATTATGGGTATGGCTATGTATATTGGTCTCCCTATCCTTTTCTAGTAAAGCTGTAGATTGTTCCACAACAACCGTAGGTCTTTGTGATGAAATTGTAGATCAAGTTATCGTAGAAACAATAACCGAAACTGTTGAAATAAAACCAGATGGTATTTTAACAACCACTACAACAGAAAAAGAAATAACAACAACCACCATAGAAAATAAAAGTTCTAGCGATATACTAGACCCAGAAAATGATTTTGTCACAGAAAGCAAATCTGGATCGCTTCAAACGGATTGGGGCGGTCAAGGGCCTGCTTCAATGCATAGTGGTTCTAAATGTAATAATCTTGGAACTGATTATTGTGGAGAAATAACAGGCGGTTCTAATTTTACATCAACTATGGGTGTTGAGAATGTTGGTACAACTTTTATACAAACAGTAGATATTTCTGAGTTGAATATAAAATATGGAGGTCAAACAAACTATTCAATTAAAGTTGATAAACAAGATGCACAAGATTCAGTTTATATGCACATTACAGGAAAAGATGGTCAAACAAATGTTTTTTCTGGAACTGATATTCTTTCAGCAAGTGGTACAGCATCTGGTTATCAAACATATGAAAGTAGTTTTGATTTTTCTGGAAGCTTAACAACATTAGTTATTGAAGTAGGAGGTAGAGATATTAATCTTAGCATCGGCCCCTTATTTTCAGATACCAGAATTGAGGTTTTATATAATGTTATCAATACCATTGTCACTCAATCCATAGAATCAGTTGAGATGTTTGTTGCATTAAATATTGATGCATCAGAAGAAGTTATTAACGTTGTAGAAAATATTTTTGAAAGTAATGACCCAATTCAAACAGATAGTGGTATAACATTTGAACCAATTACTATTGATGAACCAACATATGAGACAGTAGAATTAGAGATTCAAGAAATTGAAATAAATGAGATTGAGGTTGAGGTGGCTGAAATTGAAATGGAGATAGAAGCTGAACTTGAAATGCCTAAACCTGTAGAAGAAACCCCAGAAGAGATGCAAGATGAACCTGTTGAAGAAACTAACAATGAGTCTAATGACGATCTACAAAAAGAGACAGAGAACGAAGAAAGCATTTCTGAGGTTGAGGAGAATGAGGATAAACCAATTGAAGAAAAAAAAGACAATAAGGTAGAAACAAAAGAAAACAAAA